CAGGTCGTCCAGGGCTAGGTAAAGGTCTTGGTCTAGCTTTAGGGGTAAGTTTTTCTATTATTCTTTTAAATTTACGTCTTCCTGCAGCATGTCTTCCTTCTTTTGTAGAATGCGGTTTAGCTTTTTCACTTCCTCCAAATGTTGGCATTATCCTAGGTTTAGTTTGGAATTCTTTAAGTTTATCTTTCCATTTCTTTTCTTGTTCAGGTGTCGTTGCTTTTCCACCTGATTTTAATTCTTTTCTAATTCTATGTTTTTCGTCTCTTAAATTTCTTTTACCTTTTGAAGTGTAAGCTTTTTCAGCATCTACTCTTCCAAGTTCTTCTAATCTGTTTTCTCTTTGAGTATTTCTAAACTGACCTCTTTTGGCTTTTCTCTTCTCTGTTACTGGTAATATTCTTATTGGCATATTATTTTCCTTTTCTAGCTCTACCCATTTTCTTAAACGTCTTTGCTAACGCTTTTGCTCGTCCAGTGCAACCTTTTTTTGTAATAGGTGTACACTTTCCTTTAGTTCCACGTTTTTTGATTGATTTATTTACGTCTTGAATCCAGCCACCTTTTTTAAACCCAACTCTATCACCACCATTAGTATAACCATTTGCAAAATGTCCTGGTGGAACAGTATATCCTGGTACTGATGCTAACGGGTTTGCTCTAGTCCACTTACTCATCACTTATTTCCTTTTCCAGGATCGGATGGATGAACGCTGTCTCCAATATGATAAGCTCTTTTAGTTTCCGTCATCTTTTTTAATTTTTTCTTAGCGTGTGTAATTGCTGCTTCTCCTTCGCGAATAGCTTTATTATGTTTATTAACTTCATCAATATTTTTTAAATAAAAATGTTGTTTACCTCTTCTTACACTTTCTTTAACGTCACCTTTTTTAACGTCTCTAGAAACAGGAACTCTTTTGATGTCTGGGCTTCTTTCGCCGTACTTAATACGGTCCGCACGAGTGGCTTTACCCTTAGCAATTTTTTTCTGTTTATAAGCTTTAACAGCTCTTCCAAAACCTTTTTTGGCTATTCCAAATATACCCATAGGTCCTACTTATTAATTTTTTGGTTTGGACGTTTTCCCCATTTTCCATAAGACTCATCTCTACGATCTTTCATAGATTGTTTCTTACCAGATTCTTTTCCAGTTCTCATACCTAGAGATTCATCTTCTCTATCTTTGTAGCCTTGTTTTTTAACAGAGCCACCTTTTTTCTTTCCAGCTTTGTACGGGAATCTAGATTTATAGGGTCTTGTTCCGAAATCATTTCTCATAATTTTCTCCTTATATATTTATATTTGTTTTAATTACCGATGTCTACTTTATTTTTTTCCTTTACCATTCCTGAAGATCTGAGTACCCTTTATACCAAAAATACTCGCGCAGACAAGGATCCATAAATTCGTAAACCAGCTCGGAAGCGCCTGGAAATGATCAAAGAACATTTTTATCTTGTCCATCGCCGCCGGATCGTCCGACCATACCCCATATGCGAGCACCAAAATGGGCAGTGTGAGAATCGCTAAAACGACCTCGTCCTTATAGTCGTTTTGCCGTGCCTCTAAAAGTTTGCCTTGGTAAGCTTCCTCACCTCGGGCCATCTTAGCTGCATGCATGTGTTGTGCATCAGCCATAGCCATCTTTGTCTCTTGACGCTTTTTGTATATGTGACTTCCAGCATTAAGAGCTAATTTAATAGCACTGAACCACATATTAGAACCAAGTAGCTGTTTGTTTTCTGGCTGCGCCGGTACCTTTTACAGTAACCTTATCACCAGTAGCAAGTCTAGCTCCTCTTCCTCTGATACTAGTTTTACCTCTTGGATCTATTATTAGATTCTGAGAAGGAATTTTAATCTTTACAGATTTTCCTAACGGTGCTTGTTTTTCTTTTGTCATATTTTTCTCCTAGGTTTGTATATACTATGATTTAGGACCTTTCAAGGTTCTAACGTCTTTAGCCTTCATTTTATCTGAAGTTAGTTTAACATCAGCAGATATCAATGATTTTTCAATTGCCGTATCTGCTCTTAATTGAGCTAATTCTTCGTTTTGTTCTAATTTTTCTTCAGCAATTTGTTGTCCTTTTAAAAATTTAGTTTTATCCAAATTGATTCTAGCCTCATCTTCTTTTATCTTACGCTCTTCTTCCATAGCTTTAAGATCAACTTCTCTTTGTTTCAATTTAAGTAATGGATCATGATCGAATTGAGAAGTAATTGTTTTTTCTTCCTTCATAAACTCTTCAGTCATATCTGCAATCAATACTGCTTTTCTAGCTTCTATCTTTTGAGAGATTTGTTGAAATTGTTGTTGAGCTTGAGGATTCTGGGTAGCTGCTTGTTGTAATTGTGGTAACATTTGCATTTCTTGTTGAAATTCTAATTGAACCTGTTCCTGAGCCATTAAAGAAATATGTTCTAATACATTTTTCTCTAAAGCAGCTGTAACACTAGGATTATTTCTAACAAAGTTAGTTGCCATAAAAAATAAGTGTGCTGTTACATGAGCTCTGTGGTCTTGACCAGGAAACGCTTGAAAAGGTTTCATAGCCAAAGCATCAATGTGCTCTATCGCTGGATCTTTAGGTTGATTCGGTGGAGGGGGTGGTAAAATTCTATCAATATCTTTAACTCCAATTGCAGTGTACATATTTCTATAAGCCATATACATATTATGCATTTGTGGGTTTGTTTGAGCTAATTGTAACTGTGTTTGAGCCATTGAAATTCTTTGAGACATTGAAAATATATTAGGGTCCGCAACAGGTAAAATATCTACTCTGTCATCAAAATCTGTTTGTTTAACATTTCTTGCAGCACCTATTACATCATAAGGATATTCCGGTGGTAAATATGTGGCAAATAGTTTTGCCAGTAATTTAAATTCTTGTTTTAAAGACACATACAGTCTTTTGTGGATTGCTGACATTACTCTTGAACCACGTTCTAAAAGAGCGACAGTCGTACCAACAGCGGCCTGCTGGTTTCCGTCCCCGACCTGCATGTCAGCAATGGACGCGAATCTTTGTCCTGCTTGAACTACAATACCCATCAACTGCAATAATGTCTGTGATGGTTCTTTGTAAGGTAAAAATACAAAAGCATCTTTTAGATTACCACCCGGAGTGTCAACATCTTTAAATTCTCCTGGTTGTATATTAGCGGCGTCATCTTTAACTCTGACACCTCTTTGTTTAAATCCTGCTGGCAGGTTTGATAATGTACCTGCATCTAGTAATTGGCGGAGAGCAGCCGTTGCAGTTCTGCTCAAGCCGCCAATCATGTGAATGAGTCCAAGTCCATAAAATCCTAGTCCAGGCAGAAATTTGAAATGGACAAAATATTGGATTTTTATTTTCTTTGGATCATTGGGCGCAAAGTTTCGTCTAATAGACAAAACTTTCCTACTACCTTCTTCGACTGTAACGACGTAAGGTAATTTTATTCCGGTTGGTTCTCCGTCAGGACCAACATCTTCGAAACCTTCTAGATCTAGATTAACGTGGCATTCTAGAACTGTATACATAGGTTCGACTCTTTGGGATTTTGTAATTCCTTCTACTTCTCTCTCTTTTTCTTTTAGCTCATTAGTAATTGTGCCTTGAGGTTTAGTGAGTTCAATATCAGAATAAAATCCTGCGACTTGTTGCTTACGCAAGTCATTTTCGGAAATCTTTAATACATGGACGACCGCTTCCGCATCGTCTAATGAGGTAGCCGTATACGGAACAACGAGGTCATCTGCAGGAACAAACTTTGATACAGCTCGTCCCAGTAAATCGTCATAATAAATTTTTTTAAATGTAGAACCTGCAAGTGGAAGATAAAATAACATTTGATCAAACTCAGGTTCATATTCTTTCATTTGATCCATCAATTGATAGTTCATGAAATTTTTAACTCTCTGAGACTGTTGTTCTTTCATCGGGTTTGACGCACCCATGACCATGGTTCTAACTGGTCCATCTGCTGGTAATAATTCTTTATAAGCTAGAGCTTGAAACTGTGTAACAGCTTCTGCTAAAACTGGGTGAGTAGCACCTGAAGCTCCTTGGAAAGGTTGAGTTCTATTATCA